ATTAACAGTTGTTGAGCCAATAACTACAGTACCATTAACATAACTAGCAGTTAAAGATAAAGTATAATCACTAATATAAGCATCATTATCCCCAGTCCAAATGCTAATACCATGTGATCCAGTTCCTTGACCAGTTGTGTTAGAAGCAAAATTACCAAATGCAGATACATCAGTATCTAGAATTGATTGAGTAACTAAATAAGCATCAGTCATTATTGGAAATACAGCTGATTGACTTACTAATGATTCATTTATACTATTTGGAAATAAAGCATATCCATCATAAGCTATTAATGGTGACCCACCAACACTACAACTAACTGGTATTAATCCACCTGATTGAGTTACATAAGAGCTACCTGATTCATATTGCCAGCCAAATTCTACTTTATAATATTTGACATTTGATTGATTTTCAGCTGCTAAATCTTTTAATGTTGAATTAATCAATCTACTAAAATCAAAAATGCCACTACCTGATGGATTAGGATATTTTCTAGTTTGATATATATAAGATCCTGAATTAGAGTAATTACCACTCCATGCATACAAATTGGCTGTATATTGAAATCCACTAGCTGTATAGGCGTTACTGCCGCTAGTAATTACAGAAAATATAACCGGTGATTGTGCTGGTTGTATATCTGATGGCTTTTGTAATACTGTTATTGACATGTTATTATAACATTAAAATGTAAGATTATGTTTTGTTAATGTTTTTAGCAGCAGCTATTAGACGGTCTACAGTATTTTTGGTCATTGTTTTTTTCAATTCAATAGCTAATTGTTTTTTAGCATTGTTAATAGCTATTTTCATAAAAGGTAATGGCAAAATACCATTTTCAGAAATACCTTTACTAATCAAATATGTTAAGGATTTTTCACTAATAGGTTTACCATTTTTGGCTATACCTTTAATGCCTTTAGTTTTAATCCATTGTGATATAGGTGCAGGAGGAGGGAAACGTGCTCCCTTTCTTCTACCTTGTGTTACCCATTTACCTTCTGGAGCATATGTAAAAGTAATTTGTCCCTTAGCGTTTATAGAATAACGTATAGAATTATATAGGGCACCTGTAGCAATTTTTTTATTGCGTAATAAAATAGATTTAGCATTAGAAACAACTAGTTGAGCCCATTTTCTTTCTACTTCTATGATATTTTTTTCTAACATACATCTTGTTGACCAGCGGCTAAGTTACTTGAAAGTGAAATTACACACATAGGTTGAGTATTACCAACAGCAATATTAATATCAGCAGCCCACCCAGCAACCAAATTGCTAAATCTTTCCTCAAATGGAGTTACTAGTGATGCTCCTATAACATTATATTGATATGCGTCTGGATTTCTATAAATGTAAGAAATAATATCATTTATAGTCATTAGAGATGTATTGTGAACATCTACTAAATTATTTGTACGTGCGTAGTTGTATGTTAATGTATTATATGGTCCTTTTGATTCATCAGTAATATCTACTACTCTATCCATTACCATAAAAGATACATTATAAGTCATCACACCAGAATCTATTGCAGTATTATTAACAATTAGATTAGCTAATGGAAATAATGTTTGCTTGTTGGTATCAATAGTTCTGATATCATCCATTGTAAACGTTGTTATATTTGGATGTGCAGCACAAACATTAGCAAAAAATTGAACAAATGAATAATAAGTCTGCATTTAAAAACGTTTATTTTTTAGTACAGCATGCTCCTTAGTCTTACCAGAATACGCGTTTATTTGAGCCTTAAATGCGTTTTTAGTGGTCAGATAATGCTGTAATTTGAGTAAATTATTTTCTTTAGGTTGATAACCGTAGAATTTATTTTGCTTTTCTGATGTTGTGTTTTGTTCTAATTGATTCATCACACCTTTCTATTATTCCAAATTTAAATAACCCATCCATTACGGTACTGTTGCCCCTTATCTGGGAAAACATTATCACTGAATCCTGTACTTAGTACATACTCTGGATAGAGATTATTTCTAGCTATTAAATGTTGTGATAAACGTTCAGCATAAAATTGAGCTGTTGATAATTCTTTTTGTAATAAGAAGTCAACATCATTTTTAGTTGGTGCTGTACCTTGTTCTGCATTTATATTTCTAGAAATTGATCCATTACCAAATGTATAAGCTAGAAAAGGCAATGCCTCAACCATAGCATAATGTACTAATGTATCAATTATATATTCATTTTGTAATGTTAGATATTGACCTGAGAGTGTTCCGGCTGCAATATCATTTTGCATTTTATCAAATAATCTAGTACCTAGAATTATTAACAAGTACTTATCTTGAGATGTTTTTACAAATGGAATTACCTTTTCAGGATCAACATTACCACCTAAAACAGTACGTTTGACAATATCATTTCTACTACAAAAAAGTATATTTTTACTCATTGCTTACAATTTCATAATTTTGATTAAGTTTGTAATTATCCCAATCTCTAGATAATCCTTGAACACCAACATTTTCTGGACCTACTACTTCACCTATTGTTTCATTTGGATTTGGAGCCATTCCTCCTGTTTCACCATCCTGACTTGCTGTTGCTTGATTTTCATCTTCTAAATCAGGTACGTTATTTGGATTTTGAATAATTTCTTTAGCATTTGCAGCACCAGCATCATCCATCATCTCAGCTAAGAATCCAAAAGGAATTAATGGAGCAAAATATAAATCTTCACCATCAACACCATTAAATTCAACTATACCTTGAATTTGTTTCATTATCTCTTGTTGAAATGGATTAATTACCATTGCATAGAATATTTCATATGCTGTTTTTAATTCATCAGCATTACTAGAAAAACCAGTAGATGTTTTAATACCTAACAACAATTGAGAAGTAATACGGTGTGCTAACATTATTTTACGGGATGCTTCTTCAGCAATAAAATCATACTGTTGATGTAGATTTTCTGGACGTAGCATTTCAACAGTTGTTTTATATTCTGGATTTTCATTAAATGATAAAATGAATTTACCAGCATTAGTTGTACCAGAGAACTTATTAATAATACTCTGTTCAACCATATATTGTTCTTCTACAGCAGGTACACCACCATTAAAATTGATGATTGTACTAGGCATGAAGTTATTTTTAATGTTATTAACGTGTAAATTAGATATTTCCTCTTCTACACTACAATATTGAATACAAGAATACCAATCAGGAATACCATAATAAAATTTACCAGGTGAATAACGCTTAAAATAAATTATTTGAACGTCATTCTCATATTGATTTTGACCAAATGCTGGAATGTATTTTGGATCAATGCGCTTATTATTCCAATCAGGTGAGTAATAGTAACCTGGTATTTCACCCTGTTCATTTACTTTTTCAGCACGTAATGTGTCTACAGGTATATGATAAAATCCAATTATTTGTTGTCTATCATCACTAAAAACACATTGGATAGCAGCATTACCAAATAATTTATAATCAAAGCATATTTTACGTATTTCATCATCTGTAGTTAATTTGTAAAGATATTCTTCTAAATCAAGTCTATCTTTAGCTTTAATACCTTTGCCATAAATTAGATCAGTTGAACTATCAATAGCAGCCTGATTAGTAGGTGATGTTTCATATGATGTAATCAGTTCTGGGAAGAAATCATCAGTTGATTCAATACCAAATTCAACCCATGCTCTTCTACTTCTAGATGATTCTGTTACTTTAGGTAAGATGTAACCACCCTCATTAGATAAATTAACCACCTTAATATTACTAGGCTTAGGTTCAGGTTTTCTTTTATTTACACTCATGTTTAAAATATTATAAATTCACCGCTTGCGCTTGTATAAGAATAGAATGGTTCACTATTATGTACATAAGCTGATTGTGTAGTAGGATATAATTCACCTCTATATAGCTCAGTACATTCAACGCTACCACTCATTTGTATTAATTCAAACTTATAAAAATTACTACCTGACAAATATAATGAGGCTGTAACTTCTAAAAAATCATTTGAATTATAGGATGCAGTAACAATTTGACTGCCTGAAGCATAGGATTCTTCACTTATCCAATTCATTTTAACTACAAATGGAGAAAATGATTGTGACGGCCTAGTTCTAACAGCAAATGAAATTGAACCTGTTGAATTTGGAGTTACTATATTCATATTATTATAACCACATATTTTAAACTTATTTGATAAAATAAATGTAGCTCCCAATAAGGGAGCCACATCCTAACAAAATAAAAATGAATATATAGAATCAGGGTATTATTTAACCCCTGAATTAGCTATTTGTTCCATATACTACAGTTGGTGGATTACCAACAGCACCAAATGGATTATTTATAGTTGAACCTGAGATAAAATTAGCAGGTAGCTGTTCTTGACCAGTGAACACTGCAGTATATCCGTAAAGATCACCGTAGCCCACACCAGTAGTAATTGTACCACCAGTCATATCAGCTCCCTGATCTTTACCTACTAACAATGCATCACCATTTCTAGTCCATACTACAATCTTAGGACGGCCATAAGCTAACAATTTGAATTCTTTAGTTGCTGCTGCAGTTAATTTTTTCAATTGTATACTTAATTCCTGACTG